AAACCCAAGCACGGGGAACCTCGCGCTTGTGGGCTCATTCCCCACTTTTGAGCAGAATGAGCCGTTGACCTTCACTAGCGCCTCGGCGCTTGTGGAGTATGACGCGAGTGACCGCGAGCTGGCTCACATTGGCAAGGTGGCGTTCAGCCCCTCGCTCGATGAGCGCGTGCCCGCTGGCGTGGCCTCGCTCACGCTCCTCAATGTCACCCCGAACACGCAGGCCCAGCTTGTGTGCGTGGACGCGAACGGGGATGACGCGCTTGTGTTCAAGTCCTCGGTGTGGGGCGCCAAGGGCAACCGCACGCAGGTGAGCCTTGCGAATGTGGGCGTGTCCGTGCCTGCCCCGCTCAATGTGACCGTGAGCCGTGATGGCGTGGTGGAGGAGTACGAGGGGATTGAGAGCGGGAATGTGGCGTCCGTGTACTACAACGGGTCCCTGTTCTCCGCTGTGACCCTTGAGGCAAGCCGTGACTCGGGCGTCTTGTACTCGTGGAGCCAGTCACAGGCTATGAGCGCGGGGAGTGCGAGCCTTGATGTGAGCGACATGGTGAGCAACGCGACCTTGAGCGTGTCCCTCTCTAGCACGGCACACACGGCATCAGTCGTGGTCACTATCGTGGGGCTTGACCTCGCGGGCGCCGCGCTCACGCAGGTCAAGACCTTTAGCGCAGGGGTCAACACGGCACAGACCACGAGCGCCTTTAGCTCTATCTCTAGCATCTCCGCGACCACTACCCACACCGCGTACACGGGGAGCGTGCAGGTGTCGGGTAGCTTGAACCTCGCCCCCGCTGATTACTCGTCTCTGCGTGAGCTTGTGAGCGCGTTGAACAACCTGCCTCATGTGGTGGCGAGCTACCTTGCAGGCAAGGAGTACGAGGCTGATGACTTTGACCTCTTGGCTTCAAGCAACATTGAGGGCGAGTCTTACCTGGTGACCCTGCGCTGTGACGCCGCCGAGATCCTTTCCGCTTTGGCGGGCTCGCGCCTCGTCAGCGTGGAGCGCGCAACGGGTGGCGTGGCTTCCGTGGAACAGCAGACTGAGGGCGGCTCGCTCACCTCGCTGATGAGCGGGGGCGCGAGTAGCGCCACTACCTTGTCACATTGGACCGCGGCGCTTGCCCTCATTGAGTCCTCAGACCTTCAGATCCTTGTGCCTTGGTCGGATGATGTGAGCGTGTTTGGTGCGGTCAAGGCTCACCTGCGCCTCGCGGCGCTCGCAGGGCGTGAGCGGAACGCGTGGCTTGGCGCACAGGGCTCACAGAGCCTCACCGCGCTCCACGCTATCACCAAGAGCTTGAATGACCGCAACCTCGCGCTCGTGGGTCAGCAGATTAAGCACATTGACCCGCAGGGCGTGACGCGCACCCTTGAGCCCAAGTGGCTCGCGCTCATGCTTGCCTCGATGCAGGCGGGGACACCCGTTGCAACGCCTCTCACGCGCAAGGAGCCCAACATCGTGGACTCGCTCCAACTGTGGGACGCGAACCGTGACGCGGGCGATGCTATCAGCAAGGGCGTGTGTGTCTTGTCGCGTGGTCCTCTTGGCTGGCGCGTGGAGCGTAGCGTGACCACTTGGCTCAGGGACGACAACCCCATTTACTCAGAGGTGAGCGCCAACGAGTCCATCAACGCGAGCGTGCGTGACCTGCGTGGCGCCCTTGACCCGTTCATCGGTGTTGGCAATGTGGGCTTGACCGCCGCGCGCCTCACGGGGATTGTGACCGCGCGCCTGAACCGCCAGGTGCTTGATGGCGTGATCAAGGCGTTCAAGGATGTGGTGCTTGAGGACCTTGGGGACACGGTGCGCGTCAACTACACCGTGGCGGCGGTGGAGCCCCTGAACTTCATCCGCATCACCGCCTCCGTGGCGCGTTTCTAAGGAGTAAATCATGGCGAATGTACTGAGTGGCGCGCGCGCCAAGCTCATCGTGAACGGCAACGAGATTGGGTACGCCTCCAATGTGTCCGCGTCAGAGCAGATTGCTCTCCAGCGCGTGGATGTGTTGGGCGACATTGACTCCAAGGAGATCGTGCCTGTGGGGCGCGCGGTGTCCGTGCAGGCGGCCTTCGTGCGTATCTCGGGGCAGAGCCTCAAGGACCTCGGGCTCATCCCCCGTGGTGGCACGGTGGAGGTCATCAACTTCCCCGAAATCACCATGGAAGTGTATGACCAGGTGTCGGACCAACTCATTTGGCGTGTTGAGGGGTGCCGCGCGGAGTCACGGAGCTGGACTGTGCAAGCAGGGAGCATTGTGACCACGAACGCGAGCTTCCAAGCCCGCCGTCTGTACGACGAGAGAGAGTAAGTGAGACATGGACCTACGCAAGCTAAGTGAGCAAGCCCCCGTTGAGCGTTCCTCTGAGGAGACGCCACTTGTGCCGCGTGAGGTCCGTTTCACTATCGCGTATCGCGCTCCTGATGGGGTAAAGCACACGGGGGCGCTTGTGTCCCGTGTACCCAACGGGGACGAGCGCATGAGCATTGACCGCCGCGCCGCCGTGCTCGCGGGTGCCCCGTGGGCGCACTTGTCGGAGTACGCGCAGGCGCGTTGCTTGGCGCTGGCGCTTGTGTCCGTGCAACTGCGCGATATGCCTGAGTGGGTGGCGACATGGGCGGCAGAGGATGACGAGCTGTTGTTTGCGCTCAGAGGGGAGTGTGAGCGCCACAGCGCGGCATGGTTTCGCGCAACTTTGGGAGCGAGTGCGGCTGACCCGAGCGCGTCCCGAGTGGCCGTCACTTCAAGCGACCTTGCCCCCACTTGAGCCGAGCCGCTTTGACCCGTTGAAGCCCAGCTTGGGTGACGCGGACCGCTTGGAGCGTTGGCTCTTGTCCGTGAGCGCGGAACAATGGGAACAGCTAAACGCGCCCCCCGTTATCATTGAACAGCACGGACCCAGCAGTACGGGTGACGCCGTGGTAGATCAATGGGAGCGTGAGTTTTGGGCTAAACAGGCACAAGGAGGCTCTTAAATGGCGCAACAGCAACACAGCTCCGAGCTACACATCACGCTAGATGATGACCAGGCACTAGCGGCCATCCGCACGCTGAGTGAGACCTTTACGCGGATGCAGAGGACCGCGCAACAGGCTATCCAAGCTACGGGAGGAGCCGCGCGCCAAGCACAGCAGGCGCAAGGGGGGCAGGCTCCCTCCCCACAAGCGGCGCGTGACGCGCAGGCGATAGAGCGTGAGCGCCGTGAACGAGTGGCAGAGCAACAGCGTGAACAGGCCATGCAACAGGCGCAGAGAGCCGCGCAACAGGCGGCGCAGTCCGTGGTCACAGGGAGCGGTGTTGGTATGCTCCAAGCGACCGCTCAGGGCTTGGGCGCAGGGCTCACGCGCCTGGGTGCAGGGCGAGAGGGGCGCGTGGGGTCCACGCTACGCGGGCTCGGTGCGGGGCTCCCTGTGGTGGGTGGTCTTGTGGGCGCGGCACTTGAGGCGCGGATGGCGCGTGTCGGCGATGTGATGGGCTTAGAGCGCCCGCAAACGGAGCTGGCGATAGGTGGTGGGTACACGCGCCCCGAGCTATTTGGGGCACGCGCCACAGGGGCGGGGCTTGGCTTCAATGACGCGCAGACCGTGGGGCTCCTGCAACAGTTCTCACGCGCCACACAGACGCGCGAGAGCCTGAGCGCCTCCTCCGTGCGTGATGTGTTGCAGAGTGAGCTGAGTGGCGTGAGCGCAGGAGCTCTTGGTGGCTTTGCGGGCGGTGGTGCCCTTGGCGGCGGCGCGCGTGGAGGCGTGGCACAAGAGCTACAGACCGCCTTGCGTCTCAGCGCCACGGGGCGCGCGATGGGGCTGAGTGGTGCGGGGGTCGAGCGACTACTTGCCGCTGTGGCGCAGAACACATCACGCATGGCCGAGCAGGGCTTGAGCCTGGATACTGAGAGTTTTAGCTCTTTTGTGTCCGCGGTCAGCGCGTCAGCGCGTCAACTCGGTGCAAGGCAGGTGGAGGGCGTGGGCGCGGTCCGTGCCGCTGGGCGCGTGACGGGTATGGCGCAGGGGGCGCTCGGGCAGGTACGCGGGCAGTTTGCAGGGCTTGGGCAAGCCTCGCTTCTCGCCGCCGCGTCCCGTGGAGCGCGCTCACCGATGGAGCTACTAGCAAACCTTGAGGCTCTGAGCGCGGACCCTGCACGCGCCCTCGATGCGATGCGCTCAAGTGGCATGAACGGGGAGGCGTTGTCCCTTGCTCTCGCGGGTGGCGGCGCCTCCACGGCAGAGGCGCGCGCGCTCCTAGGTGCAGGC